GGGGGGGGGGGGGGGGAGGGGGGGGGGGGGGGGGGGGGGGGGGGGGGGGGGGGGTACCCGGCGGGGGAAAAGTCGGACCCGATCTGTTGTGTGTAGCTACCCCCCCTACAAAAATTCCCAGTTCCAGGGTGTGCTTGACAGGACGTCCGGCTCCGGCCCATTCTGCACTAGGGGACGCCGGGGAACGCCAGGTCACCTCTCGGGGTGGCAGTCCGATGGACGCATCGGATGGGCTCCTGGCGCCGGGTTCCCAAGCTTCGAAACCGAAACCGTACATGCAGCTGAACAGCGCAACCAAGCTGCCTCCCGGTGTACTTGACACGGCAGTGACCTTGACAGACACTGGGGGCATGGCTGAGGCACGGTGTCCCGAGTGCGAAATGCGGTTGCAGCGCGGGTGGTGCGGGCGGTGCCGGGTGCGGCGATGATTGCGTCGGTACTGAGCTTCCTCTGGCTGTGCGCGGTGGCTCACTTTGTCATCGTGGCGTGCCGCTGGCTGGCTCGGTCCGCGCTCTGGCTGGTGGTCAAGTGACGACCGCCGTTGGGGTGGCGATGCTGGTGGTTGCGGTGATTCTGATTGCTCGGCTGGCTGGGGGTAGCGACGAATGAACTCCCCGGAGGTTCGCGCAGTCTGCTGTTCCTGCGGTCAGGTTGGAATTTCCGAAGGGCATCAGTGTCTGCCGGATCGGATGGTCGCGGAAATGCACAAGGCCTTCGGCCGTCGCTCGCCTGGACTTGGCGATGAGTGGCTCGCTGATGTCATTGCCCGCCTGCGGACCGTAGAACTGACTCACAAGCAGGCGCTGGACTTGATCAGCGTCATCACGACCAGGACGCGCCCGTGACCCCCGCGTCCATCGAAGCCGCTGCCCGGGCTCTCCACCGCTTCAATGCTCCCCGCGTCGCGAACGACGTCGAGCCGTGGGAGCAGGTGACGCCGGTGAATCAGGCGCGGTGGCTGAAGCAGGCGGAAATTGCGCTGCGGGCTGCGCGGGATTCGGCGGAGGCTGAGACTCCGGTCGTCGAGGTCCGGAAGTGATGGACGGCCAGATGTCTGAAGACATTCGGGTCGGCATCATGGTCGGCGTGAGAATTCGCCACCTGATGCGCGAGGCAGAGGAGCGCGCCATTGCCGCAGACCCCGGGCAATTCCACGTCGCCGAGTGGAAGAAAAAAGGAAGCAGCGAGCCGGGGACTAATTTTTCGTCGTACGTCCTCGAAGCGGCGGGCGGAATCGACCGTCTTTTCGCGGAATGGGAGCTGCGGGTTGTCCCAGTCGGGAAGCGTGGCTGATGTCAACGGGGCGCAAGTACACACAGGAAGAGGCCGCGGAGGTCATGGCGGAAGCTGCTCGCGTCGCCGAGAAGTGGAACCTGTTCACCCCTGCCAAGTTGACGCCTGATTTCCTGGCGCATCTCTCGGGAGAGAGCGAAACGTCAGACGACGGCCGTGGGGAATGACGTTGTCAGCAGGCAGCGACGACACCAGCTTGCCAGGGTTGCCGCCGGTCTCTGTCCTCGGGAAGGATGTGGAGCGCAAACTGGCGGAACTCTCTGCGGGGACCACAAGCGCACGCATCGCGCGTACGAAAGAGCGCGACGAAAAGCGCGCCGCGAAGAGAAAGCAGAAAAAGACGGCGGCGGAGCTGGTGGCGAACGCAACTAAGCAGCTGGCGAAGCTCACGCGGGACCAGGAGCTTGACGAACAGGCCAAGATTGTCGACCGGATTGCGCTGCGCGGGCTTCAGACGGCCGAAGGGTTGTTTCTGGAGGCCGGGCAGGAGGGCTACAACGCTGACGCCAGCGTGCCGATGCCGGATGCGAGCACGCGAACGCACTTCGCGATGGCCGTCTACAAGCAGATGATGGCGAATCGGCGCGAAAACATGGCAACGGCGAGGGCGCTGGGGGTCGTGGTGCTGAAAGGCCGGATGGAAGAGTCGGAATGGAACACGGAGGCGCGCCGGGTGGACGAGGAGCAGCGCCGTGCGCACGCGATTGACGTGGCTGCCGAGATGGTTGCGGAGGGCGACGAGTGACGGACTACTCGACGCTCGTCAACGGGCAGCCCCCGCCATTCGTGATTCCGTTCTGCGCGAGCTGCGACGAGCCGGTGGAGTTGTTCACGGTCTACTTGTCGCCCGAGCCTGGGTATTTCGAGGCAGAGGCACAGTGCCACGGGAAGACGTCTGGCATTCGGCTGCCATCGGCTGACTGGGAAGCACGGCAGGCTGCCGGCGAGAAGCTGGTGCTGTTCCAGCGGCGGGAGGGCTTCGATAGTGTGCGCTGAGATGGACGTTGACCGGCGCGTGGAGGAACTGCGCCGACTGCTGCGCGGATTCAGAGACCCCGTGACCGGGAAAATCACACCCCTGCGTATCACGGATGGGCTGGCGGACAAGGTCCTCCGAGAGGAGGGCTTCGATTCCGTTCGATGAGGTGAGGTCGGTCGACGGAAAAGAGGTCGTCTGGGAGCCCCAGCCGAGGCAAGCGGTCGCGCTTTCGTGCCCGGCGCTGGAGCTTTGCTACGGCGGGACCAAGGGCGGCGGAAAAACGGACTTTCTGGTGATGGCCTGCATCGAGCAAATCACGCTTTGCCACCAGCGGTTCGTCGAAACGAAGCGGAAGCAGCGCGGCCGGTACATCATCTTCCGAAAGAACGTCAAGAACCTCGCCGACATCATCCAGCGCGCCGAAGAGATGTATCCGGTCATCGACCCGGGCGCGAAGTGGAACGTGATGGAGAAACGCTGGACGTTCACCAGCGGCTACAAGGTCGACTTCGCCCATCTCGACGGGCCGAACGACCACCTTGGCTACAACGGGCAGGAACTTTGCGTAGCCACCGGCACGCCGATTCTTCTTGGCGACGGGACGTATCGTCGCATCGAAGAAATCGCCGTCGGCGATACGGTCATGACACTGGAGGGGCCGAAGCGCGTGCGCGCGACTCACCACAACATGGTCAAGCCGTGCGTTCGCGCTGACGTCTTCGACGGACAGACGATCACAAGCCAGATTCACCCCTTGCAACACCCTGTTTTGACGCCCACCGGCTGGGTCTCCTATGCGTCCCTAGCAGGTGGCCAAACCGGTACTGAAGAGTCCCGTACGAGCAACCCAGCAGCGCCGCTGCCTGACGGATTGTTCTTCCCTGTAGTGCTGCACTCACCTGCGCGTCGGTCAGTGGAATCTCGGTCTGATCAAGGACCCACTTCCAGCCATGGGCACGACAGATTGCCCGGGCGACATTCGGAGACATCGGGAGTTGGCCTAGCGTCACCTTCGGGTCGGCTGCCGCCTTCCGGACAAGTTCGATCGATTTCGGGTTGTACTGAATCGACGTCTCCCGCTTGTGGTGACGAATGTGATCCGCGCGCGTCGCGAATAGACCAAGGTTCTCGTCCCGATTGTCTGCCTTCTTCTCGTTCAGGTGATGAACCGTCTCCTGCCCGGACAGGTATCTGCCTAGGCGCCGTTCCATCACGAGGCGATGTTGAAGGACCATGCCTATTTTCGACGCCCCAGGATGCGTTGGACAGTACTCTTCGATATAGCCATCTGGCCGCAGTCTCGTATGTCCACCCCTATACGACGCAAAAGCGTCCTGTGTCCGAGGCCAATGTCTACGGGGCATGTTCGTTGACTCCTGTCGGTGAGATGAGCGTTTGTGATCTAACGGTAGAAGACGCGAATCACTATATCAGTGACGCACGTTTGATCAACAAGAATACCGGCGTCGGGATTGACCAGGTCGAGGAAATCGCCGAGGAGGTTTACCTGTTCCTCGCGATGCAGCTGCGTTCGAAAAACGCGGAGATGCGGAAGCTGCTTTTTATGCGCGTGACAGCGAATCCTGGCGGGCTTCACGCGGCCTGGGTCAAGCGGTACTTCGTCGAAGGGTGCCGCCCGCACAACACGATCATCAAGACGCAGGTGACCCTACGAAACGGGAAGAAGCGCGACGTGACCAAGGCGTTCGTGCCCGCCACGCTCTACGACAACAAGTATCTCTGCGAGGACGGCGCTTACGAGGCAACGTTGCTCAAGCTGCCCGAGCACTTGCGCCGGATGTACCTCGAAGGCGACTGGGACGTGGTCATCGGCGCGTACTTTTCGCACGTCTGGAACCGCTCGGTGCACGTCATCCCGTCATTCTCGATACCGGGGCACTGGCCGATCAAGTTCGGCCTCGACTGGGGCACCACGGCGCCCGCGTGCACGCTCTGGGGCGCCCAGGACGGAGACGGGAACGTCTACATCATCGACGAGCTTTACGGTCCTGGCATCACCGGCCGGACGTGGGGCGAGAAGATGCTGAAGAAGCTGGAGCTTCAGAAGTGGTCCCACGAGCGCAAATGGGGGGTCAAGGACATGTACGGGCTCATCGACCGCGAAGCCATGGCGGCGCGCGGGTCGGACACCGGTGCAGGCGGCTCGGCGACTCCCGCGGCTGGCATTCAGTGGTGCGGGTGGCGCCTGTTCCCGGCGAACAAGGACCGCGCAGCGGGAAACGAACAGTGGCTTGAGCGCCTGCTGCTGAAACCGAACGGGAAACCCAGCGTGTTCATCTTCGGCGACCGGTGCCCGAACTTGGTCCGCACGATTCCGATGCTGATGTCCGACCCGCACAACCCGGAAGACGTCGATTCGAGCGGCGACGACCATGCATTCGATACTGGCAAGTATCTGCTGCTCGACTGGCCCGTGAAGGGCTCACGGCCGAAGGACAAGACCGGCGACCAGGACGTCGAACGCTGGCTGGCGATGGCGAAACATCGCAAAGACATGGAGAATGCGCCAGGCGATACCATCACCACTGGCTACGGAGACTGACCCATGGACGCATTCACCGAAATCGAAGCATCTTCGCAGCCTGAGCCCGACCTGTCCGTCATGCTCGCGCCCGAGCGCGCGGCGCCACCCGTGACCGAAGGTCCGTCCGAGAACGCGAATCTTGTCTCTGCACTGACCGAGGACGAACAGAAGAAAATCGTCGAAGCGGTGCTGCGCGACTACGACGCCGACGTGGACAGCCGGAAGCCTCGAATGATGCGCCTGAAGGAATACCAGGGGCTTTACGCGTCGGTCATGAAGGCGAAGTCATTCCCGTTCAAGAACGCCGCGAACGTGAATCTTCCGGTCCTGACGACGCCGTCCATGCAGCTTCAAGGACGCCTGTACGACATGGTCTGGCCGGCCAACGGAAAGATTTTCTACTCGTCGGCCACCAATCTGGAGGACATGGTCCGCGCGCACGTCACCGAGACCTTCGGCAACGCATACATCCGCCACCGAATGCCCGAGATGGAGCAGGGCCTAGACGACACGCTTCATCAGGTGGTCATCTACGGCTCCGCGTTTCGCCGCACGTACTGGAACGCCGACGAGGGACGCGTGTGCTCCGATTGGATTCCCATCGAGGACTTCGTCGTCGCGAACGACCAGCGCAGCCAGGACCCGTCGATGCGCGACACCGAGCGGTACACGCACGTTCACCGGTACTCGTATTTCACGCTGGAACGCCTCAGCGACAAGGGCATCTACGAGAACTTCGACAAGGTCAAGCTGACCGACCCGGACGACCCGAAGGAATCGGAGTTCTCCGACCAGCTGAAGAAAATCGACGGCAACGCGGCCTCGTCCGAAACCACCATCGAGACAAAAAAGCGAATGGTGCTGGACCAGTATCTCAAGTGGCGCATGCCGAACGCTCCCGATGTGAGCGCGTCGTTCGACGGCAAGCCCCACGCGGTCATCGCGACAATCGACGAACAGTCGCGCACGCTGCTTCGCTTCGTGGTCCGCGAGGAGCCTGACCCGGACGACTTCGCGCGCTTCTCGAAGGAGCAAGCCGCGTTCGACGGGTACTTGCAGGCGATGAGCGCGTACCTGCCAGAGGCCCAGGCCGCGCAGACGGTCTCGGAAGCCGCCGCCGCCATGGGCGCAGAGCTGCCGCCCGACTTCCAGCATCCCATGCCGCCGCCCGTGCCGCGCGGACTGGTCATGGACGAGGCTACCGGCATGCCGTCCCCGCCCGAGCCTCAGCGGGTGCGTGATATCTCGTCGTTCACGCACTACCGCGCGTTTCCCAGCGAGGGTTTCTACGGCCTGGGCCTCGGCGACTTCATGGCCGGCCTCAACAAGGCCGTCAACACCATGGTCAACCAGACCATCGACCGCGGCACGCTCCAGCTGTCGTCGCCCGGCTTCATCTCGGCGCAGTTGAAGGGCCAGCGCGGGTCGGTGAATGTCCAGCCGGGCGAGATGATCGAAGTCGACGCGCCGATGGGGTCCATCAAGGACGGGTTCTACTTCCCGCAGTTCCCGCCGAATGACCCAAGCATCATGCGCATCGTCCAGATGCTCATGGAGGCGGCCGACAAGATGGTCGCCAGCTCCGACATGATGAGCGGCCAGACGTCGGGTGCAAATCGCACCGCGAAAGAGGCGCAGATTCTCAGCGAGCAGATGATGATGCAAATCACCGTGCTCGCTCGGCGAATCAAGGGCGCGTTCAAGCACGAACTCGACAAGATTTGGCGGTGCTGGGGCGTGTTCCTGCCCGAAGACGAACTCGTCGACATCGAAGGTCACGACGGCGCAGACCCGACGCAGCTGCGCATCGGGCGGGCGATGTTCACGCCCAATGCGCACGTCACGCCGGCAGCCGACCCGCGGACGAAGACACAGAAGCTGGAAGAGTCGCAGCAGGTCTATCAGGCGGTCGCGGGAAACCCGTACCTGATGAATCAGCCGCCGCCCGTGCGCGATGCCATCATGCGACAGGTCACCGAGGACGTGTTGCAGGCCCTGGGGGCGGGCAAGCTGATCAAGCTGCTCCCACCGCCCGGGACGCCCAAGCCCCCGCCGCCTCCCCCGCCCGCGCCGTACTGGCAGGAAGATGCGGGATTCCTGCGCGGCCAGGACCACCAGGTCCACAAGGACGACAACGACCTGGAGCACATCAGCGGCCATCAACGGACGCTTCAGGGCCCTGCTGGCACGAAACTCGACAAGCAAGGGAGGGACATGCTGGAGCGGCACATCCGTTTCCATGTCGCCGCTGACATCGAGAAGGCCGGCATGCGACAGCAGCAGATGGAGGCGCAGTTGGCCGGCGTACTTGGCCCGCAGCTGGGCGCGCCGCCGATGCAGGGTCCTCCGATGAACGGCACGCCGATGCCGATGGGGGGTCCGCAGTGAAGCGCCCGCGGTGGCTTGACCTCGGCGGCCAGGAAATGTCCGAGTTGCGCGACCTGCCGGCGATTCAGATGCTGGTCGAGTGGCTGGAGTGGGAGCGAGCCGCCGCGCGGGACCTAGTGCTGGCCGCGGCGGTGACAGACGGAGACGTCAGGCTGCGCGCGGGCACGGCGCTGGCGTTCGATGCAATTCTACGCTCGCTCAATACGCCGGTGGCGATTGCGGACATGACCGATGAAGAGTTTGTTGACCCGGCCAGAAGGCCATCGCGAAAGGGACCAGATGCTGAAGTTTGATGAGCTGCCGAGTACGCCCGAGAACGACCGGATCATGGTGCGCCCGGATGAGCCGGAATCGCGCTCGAAGGGCGGCCTGTTCATCCCTGAGATTGCCCAGAAGCAAGCCATGTCGGCCACGCTCATCGACGCCGGCCTCCGCGCGCGGGACATCCTGTACGATAACGGCGCGAAGATGGGCGACAAGGTGCTGTTCGGCCAGTTCGCGGGCGTCTGGGAGGAATGGGACCACATCACCGCGGCGGGTAACGACCCGGCTTGCCTGCATGACTGGGCGCGCGACTCGGAGCGCGACGGATTCCGCCGCGAGGCGTGGCGGTGCGATGCATGCGGCGCCGAGCGATTGCAGGAGCCGGTGCTGGTGATGAACGTCGGCGACATCCTGGCCAACGTCAGCAAGGCCGAGCGCCTGCGCACGGGGGAGCTGAAGATGATCCGCTACGACAACCCTACGCTCCACAAATACGTGTGGCGCGACGAAGTGACCGCGCCGGCCCAAGACTCAACCGCCCCCACCAACGGAGTGAACTATGCTGCTTGATGGACAGACCGACACGGGCACCGATGACGCCGCGGACATCGCAGAGCTGAAAGAGGCGGCTGGCGGCGAGCCAGCGCCCGAGCGCGCGGAGGCCATCCCGCCAGCGCCCGAGCCGAACAAGCCGGTTGCGCTGACGCCAAAGCTGTCCCGCCGCGCCCAGGCCGAAGAGGACCGTAAGAAAGAACTGACGGCGCTGGCAGACACCGTGAAGGAACTGCGCGAGCGCGATTCCCAGCGCGACAGGCAGTTCGGCGAGCTGACCGGTCACCTGTCGGCGCTCGCGCAGCAGCGCCAGGCGCCGCCGCAGTACCAGGCGCCAGCCCCGCAGGCGCAGATTCCCGACCCCGACGAGCTGATGGCAAAGGCGAACGCAGCGCTCGATGGGCGCGACATGGGCGCGTACCACCGCTACCTGATGCAGGCCAACCAGGCGGCCACGTTGCGCTCGATGGCTCCCATCCTGGAGCGTGTCCAGTCGATGCAGCAGGCGCCCCAGCAACAGCAGCAAATCCCCGCCGAGCTGATGGCCTACTTTGCCGCATACCCACAGGTGGCCACCCACCCGGCCAAGATGCAGCTCCTGATGGCCAAGAACGCCGAGCTGGAGGCGCGAGGCTTTCGCCCGGGCCCGGAGCGCGTGCGAGCGGCCTTCGAGGAGGTGAACGCCATCGTCAGCAATGGCAAGCAGACCGAGCGCCCGGGCTTCGACCGCGGCACGGCTGCCGCGCTCTCTGGCACCCCCACCGCGCGCCCGGCGGGTGGCGGCGGACAAGGCAAGGGCGAGCCTCGCGTCGACCTGACGCCCGAAGAGCGGATGTACTGGAAGAAGGCCGGCTTCACGGACGAGGGCGAGTTGGCGCGAAGCATTGCGCAGTCTCGGCCCGACCGCGTCGTCCGGTAGTCGCTTGACAGTTCCGGAAAAGTAGCAGTACCTTTATCTAGTAGGGCGTAATTCCTCGCGCAGTTTGGCGAGTGTGCCGGCGACCAAGTCCGTGTTGACCAACCCGGGTCATCAACGTGAAGCAGGGTCAAAGGACACTCATGAACGTTCCGAGTCGCAATGACGCCCCTTCTGGACTGGACCTCCACGCCAAGTCGATGGCGCACGAAATCGCAGGGAAGGACCCCGCGTTCGTGTACGAGTACAAGTCGAAGGACCCGGCGCACCCGCAATACTTTGGGAACTACCTGAAGCGCCGCGAGGTCGGCAATCAGGTTGCCGGATTCACGTTCATCGAGCCATGGGAACTCGTCCACGAGGGCGACGTTGAACAGGGTCGCAAGCGCGCCGACGACACCAAGGGCGTCGACACGAAGGTCACCCACGGGTCGCTGGTGCTCATGCGGACGCCCAAGGCGAACGCGGAGAAAGCGCACCTGATGAACGCTCGCATGGTCGAGTTGCAAAGCACGTCGCTGCACTCGAATGAGCGCGCTTCGATTCAGCAGACCCGATACGGAACGCAGGTTTTCAGCGGAGACGCAACCAGCGGCGCTCATGCCGCCCCGGTGGTTTCCTCACAACTGACCGGAGGCAAGTAACATGGCGAACTCGGCTCTGACCGGATTTCGTCCCGTCTACGTGAAGGGCGGCGGGACCGTCACCTTCCGTCGCGGGCGAGTCCTCACCAACAACACCACGGCAATCTTCCTGTACGACGCGGTTGTCCGGGCGGCCACCGGCGACTACACCGTGACCGCTTCGACCAACAGCGCGACGGAAGGCAGCTCGCAGGGAGCGGTCTACACCGATGCGCAGGGAATCCGGCGCGAGGCGAAGTACCTGCCGGCGACCACGCTCTACACGTCGAGCGGCGTGGCCCCGGACAACGCATCTTACGTCTACCTGGTGGACAACCTGGTCAATACCGTGTTCACCGCGTCCATCGCGGTCGGCGCGGTGGCTCTGACCGACCTGAACCTGAACCTGATCATGGTGCTCGGGACCGGGTCGACGACCACGGGCCTGTCGGGTCACACCCTGACCAACGCGAGCAAGAACACCACGGCGACATTCCCGTGGCGCTTCGAAAACTTCGTCATCGGGTCGCCCATCAACGACCCGGACTTGGTGAACACGGCCGCCCTGGTCACCGCGAACTGCACCTTCGATGAACCGGCCCTGTCGGCCTCACTGGGAGCCTAGCCACCATGTCAGCACTCAACATCGCTCAGCTCTACGCCGCGGTCGAACCCGTCGCGCGCAAGTGGTTCAACTCCGGGATGGGGAAGGACCCGGCCCAGTTCTCCCAGATTGCCGAGGTCAACTCGGTCGACGTCCCCATCCGCGAATTCGCGGAGTGGGCCGGCCCGCAGCAGCTGGAACTGAAGGTCGAAAACGCGCCGATGACCGTTCGGACCGTCGCGCTCGGCACCCCGAAGCGCGTTCAGGTGGCGACCTTCGCGGGCGCCCTGGAGTACAGCCGCGAAGCCGTCACCGACGTGAAGATTCCGCAGCTGAAGACCCCCGCGCAGGCGCTGGGTCGCGCTGCGAGTAAGACGCCCGAATATCTGTTCGCGCAGCTCCTGGACCGGTCGCACAACAGCGCCTATCCGGTCACCGCTGACAACGTCGAGCTTTGCTCGGCCAACCACTTGACTCCGTACGGAACCACGTACGCCAATACGCTGGCGACCCCCGCCGCGCTGTCGGAGACCTCGCTGGAGGACATCCGGACCGCGCTGCGCACCATGATCGGACCCGACGGCATGCTGGCCCCCGTCATGCCGAAGAAGCTCATCGTCCCGAGCGCCCTGGACGTCCTGTCCGAGAAGCTCGTCAAGTCCGAGAAGACGCTGGGCAGCGCGAACAACGACCCCAGCGTCATCCAGGGCATGAAGCGGATGGTGTTCGACTACCTGACAAACACCACGCGCTTCTTTGTCCAGACCGACGCCGACGACGGGTTCTACTGGGACTGGCGCGAAAAGCCCCAGTTCGAGCGGGACAACGTCGCCCTGACGATGCAGGCGGTGTTCATCTGCTTCTTCCGCGCGATGTGGGGCGCCGAGAACGCCCGCTGCGTCTACGCCTCCAACGCCACGTAAGGAGCCGTCACCATGGCATTTCGTTCAAGCAAGACCATCACTGGATTTCCCGGCATGGTCGCCAGCTACGGCCAGCCGAATCCGTCCGGAATCGCCGGGGGACTGGCCCGCTACTGGGGCGGCGGCGAGGTCATCTTCGTGGGCAATCGCTCCGGCCTGAAAGCCGGCGACGGCTCTTCGCCGAGCAACCCCATGTCTTCGCTCGTCGGCACCGGTGGCGCCCTCGCGGCGCTTCAGGGCACGACCGGGCGCGGGCATGTGATCTTCCTGCTCCCCGGCTCCTCCTATTCGGTCGATGCGGCCGATTGGGCGAGCGTCATGGGCGCGGCCAGTGACTTCGCAATCATCGGCCTCGGCACCGGGACGTCTCGGGCCTCGCTGACCTGGACGACCGCGACTTCAACCCTGCTGATGGACACGGCGAACGTTGCCATCGACGGGTGCCGGCTGTTCCTGGCCGGCGCGAACGCGGCAGGCGCGGCGCTCACCGTAGCGGCGCCCATTACCATCAGCGGACCGGGCTGCGCGCTGCGGAACAATGACATCTTCTTCGGCTTCGACGCTGACCAGATTGTCACGGTCGGAATCACCACGACTGCGGCGGCCGACGGGCTCACCCTGGAAAACAACACGTGCATCGGGGCAACCGCCGCCGAGTGCACGACCTTCATGGACATCATCGGCGTGGACCAGCTGCGCATGCGGAGCAACTACTTCGCGGGGGCGACCTCGTCCACCGGCGTCGGAATCGTCCGGTTCGCCACCACGGCGAGCCTCGACGTCTGCCTGGAGTACAACACCTACATCAACCGGAAGGCGGCCTCCGCGGCTGCCGTGACCGGACTGGCGGGCGTCTCCGGGGTTTCCCGCGACGAAATGTTCCACTACCTCGACAACGTCAGCACCACGCCCTGGGTTACCTCCCCGGGCATCATGTGCTTCTACAATCCGCGCGTTACCAACCTGGCGGGCGAAATCGGCATGATCCCGACCGTGGTCTCCGCGTAAGGAGCGATAGAACATGGCTCGCTTCAAGGTTGAAACCAAATCTCTCGGCACTCTGGCGGCGGCGTATTTCCACGACCCGGAGAACTTCAACACATCAATCGGGGACTACATCGAAGACATGTTCTCCGAAGGATGGGAATTCGTCTCGTCGACTGACGACGGCAACGGGTATCGCTGGTTTTTCAAGGCGAACGCGCAGTAAGGGACACACATGCACAAAGACAGCAAGAAGCGCGGGCACGTCGTCGAAGTCGTCTCGGTCGGCGCTCTGGAGCGGGACTTCCCCGCTGCGACCATCGCCGAATCCGTGGCGATGTACCTGGACGCCAAGGCGAGCGACGGCCTGGCCCTCGTGTCGAATGGCTCGGCCCCGGCCGGCCTGATGTTCGTTTTCAAGGCGGTCTGACCGCGAAAGGGGCCGCAGATGAGCACCAGACCGACAGACTTCGTCAACGGCGAAGTCCTCACGGCCTGTTCCATCTGCGGTCGCCGCCGCCTCTTCCCGTCGCAGGTCGTTCGCTCGCCTGACCGCCTGTTCCGCTGCATGGACTGCAACGAGAAGACGGTCCTGGAGTTCAACCAGGAGATTGCAGCGGCCAGGAGACGAAGACCCGAGCCGGATACCGCCATCGGCGTAGGTTCGCAGTTCAGCGCCTCGACACCAACCGACGATGATATGGGGTTCCCGTGAGCGTCAGATACGAAACCGTCACCGCGATGAGAGCAGCCGCCACGAGCGGATTCTCTACGGTCACCGCGCAGACGGCCTTTGTCGTGTCGCTCAACGACTTCTTCAAGTTCGTGCGCGGGTCAGCGGCAACCCCGGTGGCGAACATCATCGTCCCATCGTCGGACGGCCTTGGGGCGTGGCACCGCATGGGAATTCCTCCCCAGGTGGGCGCGGGCGGGCTCCTGGTCTACGACGCGAATGGGAACGCATCGGCGTACACGCCTGGCGCGACGACGGGGCAGGTGTTCACGTCGAACGGGGCTGGCGTGCCAGGGACGTGGCAGCCGATCGGATCAACGAAGTACCTCGGAAACGTCGGGCAGCGCACCTACGTCCCGTCGAGCGCAGGCGGCACGCTGCTGAACATGATGTCGCTGTCCATGCACAAGGTCACGGACGACGTGGCGGCCGTCCAATTTGCTATTCCCAACTGGCAGGGAACGAACGAGGCAGGCCCCGGCGCCGCGTCCGTCGTCAAGGTATCGATCCAGTTCCCAGACGGCACGCTCGTTCCAATCTTGGTCTCTGGCTCTACGTCAGTCTCGATTCCAGATGGTGGCATGATCTGGACCGATCCATTCCCGTGGACCATCGCCCGCAATACGTGGTTCGGAATTCGAATCTACCGGACGAACGCGGTCGGATGCCCGTACACGGCCAACGTCCAGGACCACGCACTTGGCGAGCGCATCGAGTACAACGCGGGCGTTGACAAGACGCTGAGCGGGACGATCAGTGCCACGGAAACGGCGCCCTGGGCCGGCCCATGCGGCATCCGCGGCCTGATGACTCGGCCATCGGTCACCCTGATCGGAGACTCTCGCGTCGCAGGCGAAGGAGACACCCCCAACGGAACCGGGGCCATCGGCGAATACGCGCGCAGCCTGCAAGCAGCAGGGCTCGCTTGGCAGAACCTCGCCATCGGCGGCACCGGGGCAAACGGGTTTCTGTCTGGCTCGCACACGCACCGAATCGCCCTGGCGTCTCTCTGCTCGCACATGATCACGGAGTACGGAATCAACGACCTCCTTCTGGGCGATGCCCAGATGCGCGCTGACCTGAATTCCATCAACGCACTTCTTCCCGCAGCACAAAAGAAGTACGTGGGAACGATGGCTCCGCGCACGACGTCCAGCGACGGGTGGGCAACCGTCGCGAATCAGACGGTCACCGCCCAGGAGTCGACGCTGCTCGCTAACAACAACTGGCGGAAGACAATTCCCACAGGGTTCATCGGCTGCTTCGACGTCAACGCCATCCTGCAAAGCGGGATAACTGGCAAGTGGCTCGCCCCCGGCTACACCGCCGACGGCCTCCATGGCAGCGCCACGGCGTACGCGGCAATCCTCAACAGCGGCATCATCACCGCGGCGAACTTCACGCTATGACCATCGGCGCCACGACGAGTTTCGAGGAAAGCCGAGATGATCTGATCGGAGAGGCGCTCGAAAATCTTGGGGCAGTGGAACCCGCCGCGGTCCGCGACGCCACCAACTCCAACCTATTCACCATGGGCGAGCGCGCCCTCAACCGACTGGTCAAGCAAATCGGCGGCTCCACCGGCGTCAGCCTGTGGCACTTCCAGCGACGCACGTACACCACCGTCGCCGGCACCGACAACTTTGTCGCCGCATCCGACGTACTCAGCATAGACGGCCCGATTCGCTACACGCGCGCGGGCGCCACGTCGTCGCTCCAGGGCCTGCCGATGTCGCGGCACAACTACATGGAACTCGCCGACCGGACCACGCCGGGTCCTTCGACCACGTACTATGTCGAGCAGCTGCTGACGACAACGACCGTCTACCTGTGGCCGGTGCCCGACGCGAGCGGCGACACCATCGAGTACACCGTCTGCGTGCGCGGGGCTGATTTCACGTCGGGAAGCGACACGCCGGACTTCTGGGCCGAATGGACGACGTGCCTCGTGTACGGCCTGACCGCGGAGCTTGCGCCGAAGCTGTCGCAGACCGCGCTCATGGACCGATACAAGCCGCTGTTCGAGGCGGAACTGCGCAAACTGGCCGACGGTGACAACGAGCGCGGCCCGATGACTCTCGTGCCTTACGGGTCCTACGGTTCAAGCGGGGGCGCCGGATGATGACTTGCACGTCACGCCACATGATGCTACATCTTAGGGATGACAAAACCATCTCGTTCGTCCAAGAAGCCAATCGCACTAACCCAGGCCCAGGCGTACGCCGTGGCCGCCGCCGCGCAGGTCGACCCGCGCACGGTCAAGCGCGTGGCAGCCGGGCTGCCGACGCGGCAAATGGTCACCGACCGAGTCATGTCCGCGCTCAAGTCGCTGGGTATTCTGCTGGCGCTTCTCGTCGTCGGCTGCGGAATCCAGAAGCCTGGCGCATCGCCGGAGGAGGCAGCTAACGTGGCGTCTACTGTCTCGCTGGTTCAAATGCTCGCGGCCGGCATGACCACGTCCGCGGGGGCGGCCATCGCATCGGGGAGGGTGACATTCTTTTTGCCAGGCACATTGACCCCCGTGTCCGTCTACGCTGACGGCGCCGCCGCGACGCCCATCGCTCCGCCGCTGGTCCTGACTGCGGGCGGGACGGGAATCGCGTACACGAAAGTCCCGACGCGGATGATCGTGAAGGACTCGACTTCCACGACCACATACTTCGACGGGCTGGTCAACATCGAACGGGCCGAACAGCAGTACATCCAGAGCACTTCGGTGAACGGCGGCACTGAAACGACGTTGCAGACCCTGCTTGACGCCATCGGGACGTCGCTGGGCGGCACGGCCGGCCTGTGGAAGTTCAAGGCGGCTGCGTCCGGAACAGAGCGGAACGTCAAGGACGTCATCAACGACCTAGGTATCAGTGTCAAGAGCTTCGGCGCGACCGGAGCCGGTGCCGTTGACGACCGAGCGCAGATTCAAGCGACCATCGACTACGTCGAGTCGATCGGCGGCGGCGCCGTGTTCGTGCCGCCCGGCATTTACCTCGTCGCTTCCGCGCTGACCCTTCCTGCAAGCGGGAAGGTGGAAATTCACGGCGCGGCGATGGCCGTGACGTTCATCAAGAATACGGGCGGCGCGACCGGCGTGTTCACCACCGCCGACCTGACCACGTCCGTCTTCAAAGACCTTACGATCACCCATTCGTCGTCGTCCACAGGGACGGCAGTGGTAGCCGCTGGCGCGGGTTCCCTGCTGTTCGATCACGTCACCATCCAAGGGCACCTGGGAGTCGCGTCGGCAACAGGCGGCACCGTCTACTCGATCAATTCTGCATTCACCGCCACCGGCGCAGGGACGGCGGTATTGGCCTCCGGGCTCGTATCGTCCGCATCGTCGTACATCACGAGCACCGGTACCGCGGCGTCCATCACGGGCGCTGGGCGTCTCGCCGGCGACTTCTTCTTCGCCGGGACCGGCGTCGCGGTCGACGTGGGGGCCAACGCGACTCTGCTCGCCTCCGCGTGTCTGGCATCGGGCGGAACCGCTGGGCTTCGCCTGGCGACGACAACGGCCGGGGTGCTGACCTCTGGTTGCAACTGGGGAAGTGGCGGCGTGGTCGATAACCGCACGGGCAGCCCCGTGGCCTACACGTTCGCGGCCAACGGCAACTTCACTCCGCTCCCGCTTCAGACGGAGTCCATTCGGGTCATCGGAACGGCAGGCGGAATCACGATCACAATCAACGCCGCGGCGACTACGGGCTTCGGACGCAAGTTCTCGATCATGCAGATCAACAACACGGGCGGCGCGTGCACGTTCGTCTACAACGCCCAGTACAAGCTTCAGGGTGCGGCTGCGGCCAACCCCGCGACCGGGAACATGATCATCTCGACCTTCGAGTACGACCCGATTTCTGCGGTCTACAGGGAGACGGCGCGCTCGGCGTCGATGGCAATCTGAGTGCTGGCAGCCGTCGACATCAGCGCGGGAGTCGTCTCAACGGCCGACGACGTCAGTTCCGCCCCCTCGCGCGTGGTCAACTTCATGCCCGACGTCGCCGGGGTGCAGCGCCCGCGCCCGGGCCTCGTCGCATATGCCACCACCGGCCTTGGCGCCTCGCCGCTCATCGCGCTCTACCGCTGGAAGACGTGGCTCGTCGGCGTCACGGCTGACCGAAAAATCTGGGCGCTCACGGACGGCCTGCCGACCGTCTGGACCGCGCTCTCCGACGCTACGGCAGCCACGCAACTCGACAACGTCCTGACGCCTGTATTCGCAGAGTCCCCGTCGTTCCTGTACATCGCGGGTGGCGGCCTGATTCAGAAATGGACCGGCGTCGGACTGACCGCGCGGCTGGGCGGCTCGTCACCGCCCACCAGCTTCATAATCAACATCGGGCAGCGCCTTGTCGCCATCGACCTGACGAATCCCGGTCGATTCCTGTACTCCGACCTCGGCGAGGGAAACGACGCCACCTGGGGCTCGCTGAACTTCCAGACGGCCGAGTCTCGCCCTGACGGCCTGGTCGCCCTGTACGAGAACACCGCAGAGGCGGCCCTGTTCGGCACGTCGACCTTGGAAATCTATGGCCTCTCGACCGACCCGCTCATCCCGTACCAGCGGATCAACACGCTGAACATCGGCCTTCTCGCGGCGTACTCGGTCGTCCGCGTCGATTCGTTCTACTTCCTGCTCGACGACAAGCGCCGCATCATCAAGACCGACGGGCGGTCCTACGAGAACGCCAGCGAGGCGATACAGCGCGACTTGCAGCGCCTGATGACCGTGTCCGATTGCTACGGGTACCGCGAGCGCACCGACCGGAACGACTGCCTCGTCTTCGTCTTCCCGACGGAGCGGCGCGCCTGGGCGATGGACATGGGGTCGAAGAAGTGGGCAGAGCGCGGCATCTACGACGGCGTCTCGGTGAACGGCACCTGGGACGTCGCCGCCGCTGCATACTGGGATGCGCTCAACCTGAACGTCTGCGCGCGGACGGCCACGCTCGGCCTGTCGTACGTCGACACGGACACGCGGACTGACTACGGCTCGACGCTGCTCTCCGAACTGGTCACCGGCTGGCAGGACTTCGGGACGGCCAACCGGAAGCGCAGCGCGCGGCTGCGGGTCGTCATGCGCCGCGGGACGGCCACGCTTGGCGCAACGGGCGGTCAGCTGGAAATCGCAACCCAGAACGACGGCCTCGGGTGGTCTGGCTTCAAGCAAATCGACGTCGGGCAGCCGTCGGACCTACAGCAATCGAAGGACCTGCGCGTAGGCGGCGTGTTTCGGCGTCGTCGCTACTGGGTGCGCTACTCGGGCAGCGACGAGCTTTCGATCGCCGGGCTGTACGATGACGTCGAAGACCTGGAGGCAACCGGATGAGGCCCGTCACCGAGAACATGTCCCAGAAAGAGCTTATCGCGGTCGTGCGCGAGCTGGCGACGCGGGCCGTTCCGCTCGACACCACGGGCGCCCCGGCTGCATCGGCGTCGTTCAAGGGCCAACTAGCCATCGACGAGGGCGTTGCGGCATACATCGCGGTCAGCGTCGGCCTTGGTGCGGCGGACTGGGTGTTGATCTCGTGATGGTGTTACGATTCTGGAAAGGCGGGTGAAATGGCGAATTCATTCTATTCGGTCATCAACGGAACCGCGACGGCGGACCAAAACCCGACTGACCCGTTTGCGACGATAGGACGCGCCGGGACGAAGCTCGTCCAGACCGTAAAGGACCCGGCCGGTGCGCTAAAGTCGCCCGGCTACGACACTGCCGCCGAGGGCGCCAAGGAGGCCCAGGCGTACCTTCAGCAGCTCTCCCAGCTCGCCTGGGACCGTCAGATGCAGGGGCTGCAAGGCGCGCTCGGGTCGTTCGGGGCCTATGACGCCCTGTCGAATCAGCTCATCCCGCGCCACGGCGGGCCCGCGCCCGGGCAGGGCGGCGGAATGGCAGGCGGCATGCCTGGTGGCGCCGGCGCCGGCGCCGGTGGTCCGCCTCCGGGCGCCCCTCCCGCGCTGCCGCCACCGAGCGGGGCTCCCACGACCGGATACCGTCCACCGGTGGGCGCCACGCGCACACCTTTGACCCCGCCAGGTGCGCCCCCGGCCCTCCCTCCCCCTGGCACCCCGACGACCGGGTATGCACCGCCGACCGGCGCTACCCGTACGCCGCTCAACCCGCCCCCGGCTTTGCCGCCTCCCCCGTCGTATGCCCCGCCGGCATTGCCGCCTCCGGGGTCGCCCGTCGCGCTGCCTCCTCCGGGCGGAGGATCGTACGCGCCTCCTGCGCTGCCCCCGCCCGGGACCGACATCTTGCAGCAGCTGGCCTACATGGCCCGCAGCGGACAGGGGCACTTCTGATGTCCAGCTATGACGACTGGCTGAAAGACTACAACTCCAAGATCGGAACTGGCACCGCGTCAGACCCCAGCGTCTGGCAGAGTGACCCGCGCTCGAACCCCAACAACATCATGGGGAACTTCTACAACCCCGAGACGAAACAGGGCTACTCGGATTTCCTGAACCCTGCGCTCCAAAAGTCCCCTGGCGGCACTGCCATTGCGCCAGGCACGGCCGGCTACGCGGACCCGAACACGCCCGGATTCTACTCGGGCGCCACGGGCTCGGCCTACGGCGTGCAGCCTGGCAGCTACGGCTACTCGGCGCCCTCGACGGGCAGCACCGGCAGCACCGGCAGCACCGGCTCGACCGCCGCTGACCAGGCTTACAGCCAGTCGGCGCCGAACTACTACACGCAGCAGCTGAACTTCAGCGGTGGCACGTCGCAGTTCTCGCCCACCGGTACCACTGGGTCCGCCCAGCCGACCTACTACGGCGGAGCGGCCACCGCCTCCCAGTACCCGCAGACGAGCGGCGGCTACAACCCGACGGCGTCCAGTGGGCAGCCAGGGCAGCTGCAAAACAACACCTGGTGGGGCGACCCCGCGCAGGCGTCGCTCGAAAACGCGTTCGCACAGTACGGGCAGCAGCTGCTCAGCCCGACCAACACGGCGCAGTTAAATGCCTCGAATCCCTACGGCACCGCGCTCCAGGGCGAGATGCTGGGGCGAAATGCCTCGGCGCTGTACGGCAACACCACGAACAGCCTGAACAACCTGGCGAACGTCAACGCCAACGTGAACATGCCGTCGGAGCTGGCTCAGAACTCGGGCGCTCTGGCGGGCATCTACGGCAGCGCGAACAACGCCCAGGGATACCTCCCTGGCGCACTGTCCAACCTGGCGCAGCCGTCCGAACTGGCGCAGCAGGCGGGGAAGATTGGGGGCTACTACGGCCAGGCCGGCAACGCCGCTGGCTACCTCGGCGGGGCGTTGAACAGCCTCGGCCAGCCGACCGCGCTCGACCAGGCGGCGCCGAACATCACCGGGAACTACAACAGCGCCCAGAACGCGCAGGGATGGCTCAGCCAGATTGGGGCCCAGCTTGGCGGACCCGGCGCGCTGGAGCAGTTCGCGGCGTCCGACCTGAACGGCACGAACCCCTACTATGACCGCGTCGGCCAGCAGGGGCGGGCTGCCATCGACCAATCCGTGGCGGCCCGCGGCGCGTACGGCTCGGGCGGCGCCCTCGCATCGCTGGGCAACTATCAGAGCGGCCTCGACGCGCAGAAGTACCAGCAGGAGGGCCAACTCCAGGGTTCCGCGCAGGCCGCCCAGCAGGCGCGGCTTGGACTGGGCGGCCAGCTGTCCTCGGCGGCGGACGCAAGCGCCCTGAGCCGCGGCAATGCGCTCCAGGGACTCGCGCAGAACCAGACCGCCAACCGGCTCCAGGGATTGCAACTCGGCGGGCAGCTATCCCAGGCCGCCGACACGGGCGCGCTGAACCAGGGCAACGCCTATGCCAATCTGGCACAGAACATGTTCGGGAATCGGCTGGCCTCGACGCAGCTCGGGGGGCAACTCTCCAGCGCGGCAGATACCAGCGCGCTGAACCAGGCGAACGGCCTATCATCGCTCTATCAGGACATGTTCGGCGACCGCATGCAGGCCCAGAATCTGGGCATCACGGCGAACAGCGCGGCCGACGCCTCGAACATCGCCCGTCTCGCCGGCATGACGAACATGGTCAACAACGGCGACCAAACGACGCTGGCTCGGCTGGCTGGTCAGGGCACGCTCGCCAACCAGGCAGACACGACCGGGCTCAACTACCTGAACTCGTACTTCAACCAGGCGGGCGCGGCCCAGCAGGCGGGCGGCCAGCGGGTCAACTCGCAGTTGGACCGGCAGCTCCAAGAGGCCATCGCGCAGGCCGGTCTCTACGGCGGGTTCTACGGCCAGGGCGGCCAGCAATCGGTGGAGGCTGGCGTTGGCTCTGCGAATGCGGGCGCGAACGCCGCCCAACTCGCCGGCCAGGGGCAGAACAGCGGCTACTCCAACCTGCTCAACCTGTTCGGGTTGGGCACTTCGCTGGCGAAGTAATGGCAGCCTACCAGCCAATCCAGATGCCGGGCGGGTCCGGCGATTTCATGGGCGACGTGGTCGATCGGATCATGCGCGCGCGCGAAGCGTCCCGGAAGGCCGAACAGGACCGGGCGGAATTGCTCTTGAACCAACAGCGACAGGCGCAGCAAGGCCAGTTGCAGGCGGCCCAGATTCAGGACTACCAGTCGAAAGAGCAACAGCGGCTGGCGGCCGAAGCAGAACAAAAGCGTCTCGGGACTCGCCAGGAGCACCTCGATGTAGCCACGGCTATCCCGAAGATTCGCGACATGCTGACGCCCGGGCACGCGGGCTACGACCCGGAGGCCGGCATGTCACTGGCACGCGCGTACGGCATCAACCTGGCGGCGCAACAGCCGCAGATGCCGGAAGCCCCGACGTCGCGCCCTGTCGGCCCGACGCAGGTCGAATACGGCCCGCGCATCTCGCCCGAGGACGCGCAGCAGTCGGCAATCCTCGGCGCGAAGACGTCGCCTGACCAGCCCGAGGCCCGCGCCGATGAGGTCATGGACCTGGCAGGCAAAGCCGAGGCGGAACGCCAGCGGTTCGCCCAGGCGAACGACCCATCCGCCGTAGCGGCCAACGTCCAGGAGAAGGGCGCGCAGGACGCCGAACAGACCGACTATGCTGCGCGCCTGGCAGCCACCAAGAAACGCGTACCGACATACTCTGGGACGTCTCCCATTGGGCCGGTGAGCATCGACCCGAACGCCATCATCGCTGCGCGCGAAGAGGAACGGTTGCGGCAACAGAAGCAGCTTGCGCCGCTCACGGGCGCGGCCGACGAAGACTTCGCGCCTGTCGTCAAGTCCATGGTCGACGCTGGAATGCCGCCGTCGGAGATTGCCAAGGCGCTGGCGGACTACCGACGGCAGGCGGCGACCGAAGAGAACAAGGCGAAATACAGCCTCACGGCCGAGGATCAGAAGCGCCATCAGCGGGCCATGGAGGCGGCGGCGTTTGCGGCTGCGAACTCTCGACAGGAAGCCCAGGGGGCGCGAAACCAGGAAAAGGACGACACAACGACGGTCCGAGATGCGACCGGGACCCCCATCGGGCATGTTCCCAGCGGACGGGGTGGCGCGGTCGGGTTTTCCACGCGTGACGCCGACTACTCGAAGGCTGAAAATCAGCTGCAAGAACTGCTCGACCATGTCGAGAAGCATGGGAACCGCACTCTTGATCCGGCAACGGCTCAGCGGCGCGATACCCTTTACAAAGGCGCGGTCATCGGCGTCGCTACGGTGTCCCCGCTGGGGAAGACGAACGAATCACAGAAGCTGGAGGCCGAGAACATCGGCCCGAGCGGCGCTCCCGACATGGAGCACAAAATGGGCGTTCTGATCGGCGCGAGCCCGGAGGCCATCAAGGCGAAGATTGAAGAGATTCGGAAACAGCGTGACGCCTACCGCGCGCAGACCCTAATCCCCTTGGACGAGAAGCCAGCCCCGGCGAAGAAGCAGGGCCGGACGGTCAAGGACAAGTTGACCGGCAAGCCCAGCAAGTCGATCGATGACCTCGTTCGCGAGGCAGGCGGCGGCTGATGCCTTTTGACGCGCGAAAGTTCGCTCAGTCGGCGCGCGACGCCGGCTACTCCGACGACGAAATCGTCGCGAAGATTCGCGAGCACCAGACGCCGTCGTACAAACTCACCGACTACGCGGGCGAGGCGGCCAAGTTGCCCGCGCCTGCGCCGTCAGGCCCTGAGCCCGTCGACGACTCGGGCGACAACGCCGTCTCGCGGTTCATCCACCGGGCGATTCCAGAGACCCGCATGTTCAAGGACGCGGCCGGCCGAACTGTGCCCGCGCCCGACGATCCGATTGCGCACGACCCGCTTGCTCAGATGGTCATCGCGAATCAGCTGGGGTGGGGCGCCGGGAAGCTTCTCGCGCCAGCCGGCCGAATCATCTCGGGCGGCGGAAACGCAGCGACTCAGACGGCCGCCATGGGCGGGACACCCGAGGACATCGTCAAGGGCGGCGTCATCGGCGCGGCAATCCCAGCGGCAGGCATGGCCATGGGCAAGGCCGCGCGGATGGTGCGCGAAGGCGCAGGCGGACAGGCGCGAGCCCTATGGGAGAAACACGGCGGCAACGTCGGGCCGCTCGACAGCGGGTCTGGCGTGTCCGAAATCGCCGGCATCGAGCCGTCCCGCGCAGGCGTGGGCGAAGCTGGGGCCATCGGAGCGAAGAACATCCGCGCCGGACTCAAGCAAGACTTCGAAGCGCAAACCGGGAAGCCCTATCGCGAGATGACCGAGAAGGTCGACTACAGCCCGGCCGCGCGTGAACTCGTCGACGTTTCGTCGCTACGCGGAACCATCGCTGACCGTCTGTATTCCGAGAAGACACCGCGGTCAGTGCGCGGCTGGCTTCGCACGGAACTCGACAGCCTGGACGCCATGCGCTCGCCTGACGGGCGTGTGATGGTGCCGCAGTCGAGGCTCAATGAGATGCGCCAGCGGCTCAGCAAGGAAGCCGACTACGGCATCAACACGGGCGCTGGCACCGCGAACATCAAAGACCAATCGATCAAGGACATCGCGAACGCTGCCAAGGTCCTGGTCGACGAGGGACCGTACGCTGAGCCGAACGCGCTCTACGCACGCGGCATGGAGCGCCAGGCCACCGACCGTGCGGCGCTGGGCCTCAAGGATACGCCAGCGCGGAAGATGTCGGGCCGCGCCGCAGAGGACGCGCGCGTGTCGCGGGTCCTGCGGAGCGCCGGGAACGACTCTGAGGCTGCCGGCGACCTCGCCGCGCGCACGGACATCCCAGGTCTCATCGAACGCCATCCCGACCTCGCCCGACAGGTCGACCTGCCTGCCCTGGTGCGCGCCAAGGACAGGCTTTCGTTCGGTCTGGAAGGCGGCGCTACTGACAATCTAATCCAAGCCGCGTCGAAGCACGGTATAGGCGGCAAGGCGGTGGAGCTCATCCGCCACAATCTGGACGCGGCTGCCGGGCGCCTGGCATATCGGCCAGCCGGGCTCGGCCTGGTCGGCGAGAACGTTCTCACGTCACCGGAGATGGCGCAGATTACCGCGAACTACGCCCGGCCCAACAACCCAATCATCCAGGCCTATCTCCAGGCCCAGCAGCGCGACAAAGAACGCGCGGCGGCCCTCAACGCCAAGTAAAGGACGACCATGTCAGCAATCAACGAAGGCGGTTACACGGTACTTGCCGAACTGGGCTTGGCCACCACAGGCAAGGTCGCAGCGCCGGGCAGCGGGGCGACCATTACCCTGTGGTCAAGCATCGGCAACAACCCCGCCGCAGGGAAGGGCTCCCGATACAAGATGCTCGTCATGAACATCTATTCGTCCCACGCCTCCGCGGCGAGCGGCTTGGTTATCTCCGAGTCGTCCGACAAGGGCGTGACGTGGGATTCGCTTGCCACCGCGTCCGTGAGCGCGACAACTTACACCAAGACATACACGAAGGTCTCCGCGCCTGACGTGAAGGTGGAGTATACCAACAGCGCGAACGTCCTGACGACCTGGCGTGGCTCGGTCCTGGGCGACCCGATGGAGCGGAGCAACGGATAGTGGGCGTCATCCAGGGACATACCGGCGTAGGCGCGGTGCTGTCGCTGTCGGTTAGCGGCGCCAGCGGCAAGACCTCGCACCTAGCCGAGGGTGCGCGGCAGGGAGACGCCGTAACCCTCTGCAAGGACGTCACGTATATGCCGGCCGGCGACGCGTCGGCGTGCTTCGAGTCGCGCATCACAGTTGACGGCCACGTCGCCCAACTGAGCGGCGACCTGGCCGGACACACCATCGCCCTGATTCTCGTGAGGCCAACCTAGCATGTCCGTAATCCAGGGAGACGTCGGCGGTGGTGGCACAGACGCCACCATCACGTTCAGCGACATCACGACCAACGATGTCTCGTCGACCAAGCACGGCTTCATGCCGAAGCTCCCGAATACGGCGACCAAGTTTTGGCGTGACGACGGTACCTACCAGACCATCTCGGGCGGCGGCGACGCGCTGGTCGCGAACCCCCTGTCCCAGTTCGCCTCGACCACGTCGGCGCAGTTGCGCGGGGTCATCTCCGATGAGACTGGCTCGGGCGTTGCGGTGTTCGCGACGTCGCCAACACTGGTCACCCCTGTCCTCGGAGTCGCCACCGCCACGTCGCTGAACAAGGTCGCGGTGACTGCCCCGGCGACATCGTCCACCCTCACGATCCAGGACGGCTTCACGCTGACGGTGACCGGCAATGCCAGCGTCAGCGGGACGCACACCGGGACATCCAGCGGGACGAATACGGGCGACGTCGCGAACACGGCGCTGACCACGTCGTCCCTCGCGCAGTTCGCGTCAACGACGTCGGCCGAAATGCGGACCCTGCTCTCTGACGAGACCGGTACCGGCGTCGCGGTGTTTGCTACCAGCCCCACGCTGGTCACCCCGACACTTGGGGCTGCGACGGTCACCACGGTCAACAAGGTCACGGTCACCGCGCCCGCAACCGGCTCGACACTTACGATCGCTGACGGCAAGACGCTGACCGTGTCGAACGACGCGACGGTCTCTGGCACCAACACCGGCGACCAGACCATCAGCGACGCGACCATCAGCACGTCGGATATCACCACCAACAACTTCACTACCGCGAAGCACGGCTTTGTCCCCAAGGGGACGAATATCGGCAACTTCCTGAAGGACGACGGGACTTGGGCGGCCCCCGCTGGAGGCGGCGACGCGCTCACGACCAACACGCTTGCGCAGTTCGCGTCAACGACATCGGCTCAGCTGGCCGGGGTCATCTCGAATGAGACCGGCAGCGGTTCGCTGGTGTTCGCGACGAGCCCAACCCTCGTGACGCCTGCCTTGGGCGTCGCCAGCGCAACGACCATCAACAAGGTGACCGTCACGGCGCCTGCGACGGGCTCCACGCTGACCATTCAGGACGGCTTCACGCTGACCGTCTCGGCGAACGCCACCGTCAGCGGCACGAACACCGGGGACGTGGCGAATACCGCCGTCACAACGGGCAAGCTTTCTCAGTTCGCAGCCACCAGTAGCTCGGAACTGGCTGGTGTCATCAGCGACGAAACCGGGTCCGGCGCGCTGGTGTTCGCCACCTCGCCGACGCTCGTTACCCCAACGCTTGGCGTGGCATCTGCCACCTCGCTGGCCCTTGGCAACGGCAACATCACTGCCGCCAAGCAGGTCTGTTTCAACGGCGTTGTCGCGGGCGGGAACAAGACCGGGGCAACGCAGAACCTTGCCGACTGGACGGCGGGCTCTGCCTGTACGATCACGTTGACTGGGAATTGCACCGGAACATCGACGATGACGTCGCCGACCGGCGTGTCGAGGCTGACTCTGATCATCCTCCAGGACGGCACCGGGTCGCGCACGATTTCGACCTGGCCGGCTACCGTGAAATGGGCCGGCGGAACCGTCCCAACGCTGTCAACTGCCGCGAGTGCGATCGATATCATCACGTTTTTGTGGAACGGCACGAACTACTTCGGGATGGCCGGGATAGGGTTCGCCTAAGCCGTGGCGACGAACCTCAAGAACACCTCGTCGACCCGCATCTCGGCCTATACGGCGACGGGCGGCGGCGCGGCCATCACCGTCATCAACGACGGCGACTATCCGCCAACGTCGAGCACCGACAGCGCGCGTTCCTGGGACTCGTACCACGGCGCCGTCCTGGAAACCGACGACTGGGTGGGATACACGTTCCCGACCGACTACACCTGGTCCCAGGTCGTCTTCCAAGAGGGGAAGGAATACGCGGACGGGGGGTACTTCATCGGCGACCCTCATATCGAGGTGCGCGTATCTGGCGTGTGGACGACCGTGTCGGGCTCGTCGATCACGCCGTCCTATCCCGGCGCCCCGAACAGCGTGAATTTCGAGAGCTATCAGTTCGACTTCACGCCCATCACCGGCGACGGCATCAGAATTCGCGGCGTCCCGGGGAACTTCGGCGGCGCGTCACCGTCGTTCATCTCCTGCGGCGAGCTTGATGTGTTCGGCGACGTCCCTGGTGCGGCTACCAATGATGCCTTGTTCTTCGGGATGGGAGTATGATCTGACCATGTTTGACCGAATCATGTTGTTCCTGGGTGGATCGACCGCCGCCATCGGCATCTCCCTTCAGGGAATGTCGCTGCCCGATGGCGGACACGCGTTCGGCATCAAGCTCGCCGCTATCATCTGCGCGGGCGTGAGCGCCGGGTGTCTGGCCATCTCTCCGTCGGTGCGAGGTAGCGCCAAGGACAAGGCCCCGTAGCAGATGCGGACGCCGATGCGCATCGTCGACCCGCGCGGCGCGCCCGAGCCCGTTCCGAAGGTCACGCCAGACCACTGGGTCACAGCCAAGAACACCATCCTGGCGGGAGTCATGTCGCTGCTGACGGCGGCGGCTGGCATCATCGGCTCCCACTTGGGCGGGGCGACCAAAGACGACATCCGCGGCCTGCGCCAGGACATGGCCGACCGCGCCCTGGACGATGCTACGGCTCACTCGGCCATCTGGGTCCAGATGAACGCGCTCCAGGCGCGGGCGAACACCGTCGACCCATCTCCGCCTACACGGGCGCCAAGAAAAACCAAACGCGCACCTGTTCAGGATACAGAGCAGACCCCATGATCAACCCGGACAACAGCGAGGACGCGTGAATGGCTCAAGCAACGGAACGGGTGGCAGGGGGCGTGATTCGGCGAGTGCGGCAGCTGATGAAGCGGCGCGAGCCGCATACTACGACCAGCTCGCGCGCACCTCGGACGCCCTCCGCACTCTCCTTGATACCTTCGGCGAAACTCTCCGCCGCTCGCGAGGAGTTGAGGCTATTGACCGACGACCTACGGACCGCGAAATCGCGCTACAACTGCGGCTGACGTCCTCGACGTTCCTGGACATCGCCCAGGTGCTCGACGAGGAGCCGGTGCGAGTCCGCTCGTCGGACGAAATCACGACCGCGACGAAGCGGATCAAGCGGCGCGCTGACTCCGAGCCAGGACGGAAGCGGTCGTGACAAAGAAGCCGTACGAATTGTTTCCGCCGCCCGACCTCGATCCATTCGACGACGTGCTGACGGAGCCAGACGGCGAGCACATCCCGGGCGATGACCTCGTCGAGGTGATGCCAGGGGAGCCGACGCCAATCCAGCCCCCCGGGGATTGCTTCCGGGCGTGCGGGGTTAGCGCGGTTGAAATCGTTGCGCCAGCCCCGGCGACACTGTTCGAGGTGCTTCGACTACCGACCTGCATCAGCAGCAAGCGCCGGGACTGGGCATGGTGCGGCGCCAGCTTCTATCTGAAGCTCGGCAAGCACGAGATATACCTGGGTCCGGACCGCCGTAAGGAATCGCGCCCATACGAAAACGACCGCCGCCGCCCGCCAAAGGAACCCACATGATCAAGCCGCTACTCGCCCTTCTCGTCTTCGCCTCGTGCGCCACCGCAAGCCCCGAGCCGACGTCGTCCAGCCTGACCGCGCCCAGGTGTCAGCCGGCGTGCGTGGCGCCCAAGCGATGCATTCAGCTCACGTCACAGCCTGGCGGCCCATTGCTGCCGCCTATCTGCGTATGACCAGCGAGCAACTGTCCACCGTTGAGGGCATCGTCGTCACGCTGGCGAACGGCGTGGCCTACTTCTACCCGCCCGCCGCGCCGCTGGTGACCGCCATTCGAGGCCTCGTCGAGGCGGCCGAGGAGCACGGCATCATCCCGACGGAGGTCCCAGCGGCTCAACTGCGGGAGATTGCGGCTCACATGGCGGCTGCGCGGGCGAGCGCGATTACGAGCGACCGGGCACGGCGGAAGTAGGCCTCGGAAGGTCCCAGATGATGGCACCGCAGCGTTCGCACACGACCCGCGTGTAGTCGCGATACGGCGGCACCAGCAGCCGGTCGTGCATCACCTCGAAGAACGGGCGGTGGCCGAACAGACGGCACAGCAGGAGAATCATCAGCCCCTCCGTTTCGAGCGCTTCGCCAGGGATGACAGGGCAGCGTCAAGCTCGCCCGGCGCCCATTGCCGTATCCCCACGGCCTCCAGCGCCTCGTCTACGGTCATGACCTTGCGCCAGTAGCCGGGATAGTCAGCCGCCATTCGCCGCTCATTCTCTGACCTGTCGTGCGATGACGGCGCCTGTACCGGGTCCTTCACCTCGATGAAGACGGGCGCCTTGGTGACAACGTGCCTGGCCAGCAGGTCGAAGCCGATTGCGCCCAGCGCGTGCACGTCCGTCACGATGGTCACCTTGCGTAGCTCCCGGGCGATGGCTGTGTGATTGCCGTCCCGTTTGCGCCGGTAGAAGCTCACTTCCCCTCCCCGATACGCGCAGCCACCACGGATAGCGCGCCCTGGTAGCTCCAATCTGCCGGGCATTCACGTCGGGGCTCGTAAGTCTCGACGATTTCCAGGCACCGTTCGCGCTCAGCCAACCTCTCCCGCTGCCGAATCACCTTCTCATCATGCTCGGCCGCGATCGCCCGTGCGCCCAGGGCCGCTGCGCTGTCCTCCAGGTCTTTGATCCTGGCGTCCCTGGTGGCGATGTGATCGCGAAGCTTTCGAGACTCCTCCCATGCATTGTCCCGTTCCTTCTTGGCGGTCGCGAGTTTGGTTTCGAGGTCGCGCGCGCGAACCGTCCATGCCGTCTCTGATTCCAGCGCGGCGGCCCAACACTGTTCGGCGGTCGCGAGCCGCGTCTCGAGGTCGCGGGCTTGCTCGGCGAACTTGCGCCCGGACAGCGTCCCTCCATAGAGCGATCGCAGCAAGTCGCTCAGCGTCCCCTTCGCCGGTTCGGCCGGGGGAGGCGCGGGCGGTTCGACGATGGGCTCCAGGATGTCGTAGCAGCCGGCGTTCCATGCACCCCCGTCGCCTGGATATTCTGACGGGCAAACAGCTGCCGCCCAACGTGCCGGCGCCTGCGCGCCGGACATCAGCCTGGCCTCTTTGACCATCTTCCCCTTTGCCGTTACTCTCGGCCCGCTTCGTCCGACCACCCGGAACCCCGGGGGCGCGCTCGGCTCGGCTGCCCTCTGCTCTGATCGCGCATTCAGCCGGGCCGCCATCTCTTCTGTTTCGCGTACTGCCTCCCGGAAGTCGGCTCGAACCTCTGCGGCTATCTCGTTCACTTGTTCCTGCGTCAGCCGCGCGCTCGGCTCGGCTGGTTGCTCGGGCGGGACTTTCCGGCAGCGCGTGGTCGGAATCATCCCAAGGCGCTGCGTGCCGATGTGGTCGACCCCGTCTTGCAACGGGAACCCGGTCTCGCACAGGTAGCAATCGGGCTCCCGCTCCCCGGGCGGATCGACTGGATGCTCCCTCGTGACGTGGCTTTCGGTGACGACGCTCCCTGGCTTTGCCAACCCCATCCCCGTGGCGATTCTGGCGGCGGCTTCGACCAGGGGGCCGCCATTCACGGGCGGCGGGGGCTGGGTGGTGGTAAGCGACGGCACAACCCGCCCCACGATGCAGTTGCAGGCGTTGTTTCTGTCAGTGCGCTTCAGCCCGGCGCATGTCGCGTCGTGAGCGCCTCGCGGTGGCTCCTCACCCTGCCGCACGGGGGGCGCGGCGGGCGGGGAGCCTGGGGCGACATGCGCGCACGTGTTGATCGGCCGTCCATGCCAGTCCTCGCGGCGCTGGATGGCCTTCTCGTAGACGCCGAGACACCCCATCAGTAACTCCGACAGGATGAAGTCCGGCGTCCCTGACACGTTCTCGCGGGAATGGCGGTTCAGCGCATGTTCGATTTCCTCGGCGATTCGATCCTCGCGCGTCTCTGTCGTGGCGACGCCACCGGCGACCATCGTGCGCAGCGGAGGTGGCACGCGTGTCGCGACCGGCGCGCGCTTGCGGGCCAGGTCTTCCAGCGCCGCGAGTCGGCTGTTCATCTCGCCTAGCGTGCGGTTGCAGTCGGGACACAGCGGACACTTGTCGCTCATCGTTCGAACTCCTCAGGACTGGCGTCGACCGTCATCAGGATCAGCTGGACCTGCCCCGGGTCCATTCGCACCGTGTCGGCGATGTCGGTGTTCGTTCGGTGCATCTCGTCCCGCAGCCATCTGAGCGCGCGGGCGCGGTGGTGCAGGAAGTCTGCCCATGGAGACCCCTGGCCTGGGTACGCGGTGACCTTCGTGCGTGGCTCGCTCATGGCTCGTCGTCCTCTCCGGTAGAAAGATTCGTGTCCAGAAAGTGGCAATCGCACTCGCATTCTTCGTCGCAACATCCGACGCAACACTTGCACGGCATTCCCATGCGCCGGTCGTGGTCTGACTTGTCGCAATGGCACTCGCTCATGGTTTGTCGTCCTCGCTCTTCGGCTGTTCGTTGGCTGGCGGGTGCTGGGCGAGGAAGGTCTCCGTGTCGCGGAACGTCTCGACGCGATACGACCGGCCGGCCCATTCGTTTTTCCAGTGCCGCAGCAGCGCAATCGCGGCAGCCAGATCGTCGGCGACGGCGACGGCCACCCGCTCCGCTCCGCTCAGTCCGAACCCTTCTGACTGGAGCTTCCTTAGCCGGTCTGTCGTGCGCGCGGCCTCCTCGGCAGTCGGCCGGCTCATCGTCCGGCCTTTTCCAACGCCGTCTCCAGGTCGCCGCAGTGCTCGCAGCAACAATCACAGTAATACGCCTGCTTCTGTGCGGCATCCACGACGTCCGCCAACTCCACCAGCGCCACGTCCAGGTAATCTCTGTCCTCGGACGCCTTGGCGCGGGCATTAGCTATCGCGGCGGCGGTCTTCTCGGCGGTGGTCATCGGTCGAATCCCCACTTGCGTGCCTGTCGTCGAAGGATCAGGCGCCTTCCCTTTCGTGTCGTTTCAACGCCGGGAACGGACGACATGGCGGCGATGTAGCGGTCGGCGGCGGCTACGCGGACACCGTGACGGGCGGCCAAATCGTGACGGTCAAGCTCTCTGCCGGCAAGGACGTCGGCGAGGATTGCGCATGTCTTTCCGATTGTGCCGGTCATCGCGCGGCCCTCGCCTTGGCGAGCGACACAGACTCCGGGTGTCCTTTCTTGCGAGAACCGAAGAACACGCGGCGCTTGCGCATCGGCATCGCGGCCAATTCCTTGGCCACTTCTGGGTCTGAGATCGAAACCATGGCGCCGCCTACCTGGCCGACCAACGGGCGCATCTTCGCGCGCAACTTGCCCTTGGCTTGTTCGGCAGCGTAGTCGTCGAGGGCCTTGGCCAAGGCGTCCGGGGCGTAGATATGTCCGCCGGAGTTCATCGCATCCCCCGACTTGCCCAGACCCCAACGAACGGGCCCACGATTTGCGCAACGACCCCAGGATGGGCGGCGGGGCGGGGCTTCGGGTCAGGCGCCTTGCTCCGTTTTGCCATCTCGGCCGCGATGTCCAGCTCGTACGCGAGCACGCATCCTTCGCAGAACAGGCCGCGCACGTCACACATGACCCGCACCAAGACGTTCTCCGTGCCGCCACAGCGACCGTTCGAGCACGTCAGCGGCTGGGCCTTCTCGACGACGGGCGGGGGCGCGCACGTCGTCGGGCAGTCGCAGGAGTACCCGGGCCGCCTGTCGACGGTGGGACACTTCGTCGTCTCGGTCACCGGGGCGCCGGCGAAGGCACCGGCCTTTCCTGCGTGCTCCTCGCACATTCGCGAAAAGCCCTCAATGCTCTTGGCGTACCCGGCGTCTTTCGAGCAACCAATCTCCCAGCACTCCCGATAGTTAGGCCTCGGGGTGTACTTCATCCAACCAGCAGCAAGCTTCCGCTCTACCGGCGCGGGAGGTTCGACTGCGCGCCAGCCGAGTCCCTCCCAAAACTCTGGGGTTCCTGCCGCAGCGGTTTCGTCGCAGAATACCCCGTTACCGAACGTTGAGTGCACAAGCTTCTGCCCAATCACCCATTTCGTGCTCATCGTGTCGCTCCTCCCTTGGATCGTGCCCTGTCCGGACAGTCTTGGTTGTGAGTGACCGGCTTCTCGTCGGTGCCGCCGCAGCACGGGAACCGCTGGGCCTGAGCCGCCGCCCTCGAAGGCCCCTCCTTGGCCCGCGCGGGGCGCGTTGGTTTTGTGGCCGCGTCGATGGCCTCGATTGCCATCCAACATTTATCGCAACGAGTTCGTTCGGCTGCGCGCGCCAGCTCGTGATTGCGCAACATTCGCAGCGCGGGAGCGATGGCGCGGCGGATTCGGGCGCGCTCCTCTTTTGCCCCGGCGAACTCGCCGACACTGACCGCCTCTCGTATCGCTGGGTTCGGTTTCTTCGTCGCCATCAGCCTTGCTCCTTGCGCTTTTTAGGCGCTCGCCATTTGCGATCGAGAACCTTTGTCAGTGCCGGCACGAGCTGCTCGAACTCGGCGACGATCGACAGCGCAACGTTGCGTTGTTCGCCCGTGTATTTGAAAATCGTGTAGGCGACGGCTTCTCGGTTGTCGATTGTAAGCTTGGGTCCCATCAGCCTTGCTCCTTGCTCAACGGCAGCGCCTCAAAAGTCATCGCCCCGCAGGTGTCGCATCCGTGTTGCGTGGTCTTTCCCGTGTCCACTCCACGTGCGTGCTCGCGACAAAACCAGGCGTAGCTGGTCGTGTCATTCGGCAGCCGGATTTCGTAGACCCGGATCATGGCTGGCTCAACTTGTCCGCCAGCGCCCGGACGGTATCGGCCACCTCGCCACGCTTCGCAGGAAGCGCCAGGGGAGGCGTTACGCCTCCGATGGGCACTCGGACCGGGACGCCTCCGAAAGACCCGCGCAAGGGCTCCCCTCGCAGCGTGGCGGTGTCCTTCTCGGCAAACGCCTCGTACAACCGGGCGAACTCCTTTCGCACCCAGACTAGGTCGGGAATCGACTTGGCGCACAGTTCGACCCACCCGCCCGTCGACCGGACCACGGCGTTGACCAGCGGACCGAAGTCGACCGAGGTCGTGTAGTCGTGCTTGTCCATGGCGCCGCGGACGGCGTCCCAGGCGTCAGCGATGCGCGCCTCCATAACCTTGGCGCCCGTCTTGCCGGCGAATGCCAGCAACTCGGCGGGGCTCGGCATAAACTTGGACTCCCGCAGCGCCCGCTTGCAGACCATGCCCACCTCGTCCACGGTCAGGTCTTCCAGCGCCAGGAGGTACCCCTGTGCTGCCGCGTCGCTCAACGGCTGGCGGAACGTCTCTGAGAGCATGGTCACGGCGGCGGCGATGGACTGAGTCTTGGTCACTTGGCACCTTCCTTGGCGAGAATCGAGGCGAACGCGTTGCGGGTGGCTGTCGATGGCACGCCCTTGGCGCTGCCGTTTGAACCTGGCAGGCGAGCATATGAGGCCGGGTCGTCTTGCCATCGTTTGCCGTTGAGCCACGACGCCGGATGCGGAATCTTGGTGTCGTCGACTGCCTTCTGGGCGGCCCAGAAGCGCTCTTGAGCTATCCACCCCGCCCAGACGGCTTCCCGGTTGTCGTCCGTCACGTTCTTGGCCCAGGCGCGCTCTGCCGCATCCCTGGCCACCTTGCGCGGATACCCGGCATACCAAACCCCAAACCCGTTCCCGAATGGCTGTGCCTCTGGCCCTGATTTCTGAACATGACTTTGGCTATGACTCTGACTGGCTTGGCGGTCGCTTAGCACTTGCTTAGCACTTGCTCGGCGCTTGCTTCTTGGCGCGCTGCCTCCGATGGCCCCGCGGGCACGCTGTTGGGCGGCGTACTCCGCTGCGCGCTGGTGCTCAGCGGCCAGGCGCTTCTGACTGATCATTCCGTTGCCGACGTCGAAGAAGAAACGCCCGATGGCCCCCCAGATGCTTTTCCATCTCTCTGCCGAGTCCACCCGCGCCAGGCGCCGAAGTCGATCTTGGTCAGCCTCAAGCTGCGCCCCGCGGCGCCACATATGAAACAGGAGCAGCAGAAGGGCGCCGTTCTCCTCCGTGCTCAGGTCGCCCGTGTCTGCGAGGTAGTCTCCTACGTAGAACTTCAGGTAGATATCGGAAGCGCCCAACGCGGGCCCCTCGTCTGCCTCAAACCCGGAACCTCCCCTGCTACCGGTCGGTGCGTGCCAGCCAGCGGGAGAGGAGATGCCGGGATTGAGACGGGCGAAGAGTTCATGACTGGCACGCAAGTCGATCTGTACCACGGTTCGCCTCCATGTGTGAAAAGAAAATGCTCGTCTCTCCGAGCCGTCAAGCCTTCGCCTTTGACCCTCCGCGATGCTGCTCTCAGTTACGGTGGTTGGGGCGCCTCTTCTGGGGCTTTCTGCATCCCGCGATCGCCATGCGGGCAGTAGCGCAACAGGCGTTCGGTGGCCGACACGTCACCCAGAGACGCTCGGTCTTGCCGCTGGGCTGTCGCCCCCAGCTCCGAAATCATTTGACCTCGCTCAGCAACCCAAACAGCCCCATGGCCACGATGAGCAGCCACCAGGCGAACTCGGGCACGGCGTAGCGGTTCACTTGCCCTCCAGGTACGGGCCGACGTCGCCGACTCCAGGGTCGCCCTTCAGCTTCTGTAGCTTCTGCGCCTGGTCGGCGAGGTTGCCAATTTGCGCGAGGTCATCACAGGCGCCTTGGTGCGTATCCTCGGTGGACATACGCAAAATTGCCTTCAGGGCCTGTCGCAGATGCTGTGATTCGTCACATCCGCACTTTTCGATCTTCATGTCGTGGCCTCCTTGCTCAGCGGCAACAGTTCGATTTCTCTGGTCACGGTTGCAGTCTCCCGGCGAGCGTCAGCAGCTTGCGCTCGATATTCATGACGTCGCGCCACAGCTTGTCGTCGCGGATGGACTTGGTATCTATCGTCTTCACGGCGTGAATCACCGTCGAATGGTCGCGCTCGAATGCCCGCCCGATGTCCGGGTAACTCATCGCGAGCAGCCGTCGACATAGGTACATCGCCACCATGCGAGGGCGGGCGACGGCCGGCCAGCGACGCGTGCTGCACATCCAGTCAAGGCGCACGTTGTAGTACGTTGCCACCTCCGCGCGGATGTTCTTCGCCGGCAGGTCGACTGCATCGACAACGGGAACGATAACCTCGGCGTCCGTCTCCAGGTCGGCGGGCTTCATGGTGCGCCCTTGCCGAAGTCTTTCACGAGTCGCGCCGTCCGGTGAAGCGGGTTCCCGTCCAGGCACGCCTGGGCTCGCAGTCGTCGCTTAACCCGCTCCTCCGGCTCGTCGCACTTCTTCCCGTCCTTGTCCATGCCCGGCCACGGCTCGACGAGCTTCAGGTGGCGCGCCATCTGGACGAAGAACCGCCCGCATGCCTGACACTTCTCGTTGTGCTTTCCGCATTTGGTGCAGACGCCGCCCCAGACGATGCCGCTCTCCGACTCGACGATAGTCAGCACGCCGTCGCAGCAGTCGCCGACGCATTCGACCTCGCTCATGACAGGTCACCAAGTAGGCGCTCGACGACAGCAGTCTCCGCGGCGGTCAACTGACCGAGTCCCTTCGCGCGCGTCAGCCAGACGTCAACCGCTTCCGCTGGCGACTGGTCGTCCTCTTCTTCTCGGCGGTCGCATTCGTGACAAACGCATTCGTGGTCATCGTAGAGCGCCTGAAGCGCGGACAGCTTGGATTCCAGGGAGTCGATTTCCCGTTGCTTCTCGTCGCAATCGCTCATCGCGCCACTCGCTCTCTCGCGGCGTTCCGCAGGGTGATACGGCCAAGCTTGCTGTCCAGCTTTGTGATCCAGTCTCGCGGCACCGCCCGGCGTTCGCCCGACTCCAGCTCGATGCCGATGGGCTGGCTGCCCACGTTGACCACGCCGGGGACGTTCTCCTGGCCAAGGACGACGCGGCAGCGGGCGCCGCGGTCGGGGCCGCTCCGGATGACGTACTCGCCGCTCATGCCGCCCTCTTTGCAAGCTCCGCCCGGATGGCCTCGCGTTGCTCCGTTGTCCACTTCAGTCGCTTGCCGTTTGCGGCGTCCTTCGCGTCGGCGTACGTCGGCGCGATGGCGATGGCGTCGAGCAGGTCTTGCAACGCCTCGGGCGTCGGGGCGTCCGTGGTCGGATCGGCAGCAGGCGGCGCGGCCTTCTGCGCAGGCACACCTCCGGCCTCCCATCGCGCGATCTTCTCGCCGATATCTTCGGTGAGTTGCGACCCTGGCTTGATGAAGTCACGGAAGTAGCTCGGCACGCGCACCCATCCCTTCTCGCCCTCTCTCTCGGGGACTTGCGGGCACCCGTCGGAGCCGGGATTCAACAGCAGGCGCAACGGGAATTCGTAGATGAACTCGGACCCTGTAATCGGCATGCTGCCGAGCTTCTCTGGGTCGTGGCCCTTTTCGAGCTTCAGCTTTTCCTTGGTACGGAAACATCCGATGATGCTGACACGCGCTTGCAGGAGCGTGTTGATCATCTGCCGCCGCGCCATCTTCGGCTTCTTCCAGGCCAGCATTTGCACGCGCTCTGCCTTCTTGTCGTCGCCCCCACTGAGCCGCTCTAATTCCTCTTCGAACTGTTCCAGCATGCCGCCGAGGCTTTCATGCTCATGGGAGAACGAGTCGACGATAATGACGCTCGCTCCTGCCTTCATGCACACCTGGCACGCTTCCAGGTAGCGCAGCGACGAGAACGGTGCGCCGAATGACAGGTGCTCAAAGTCAAACGTCTCTGGCGGCGCGGCCTTGCCGTTGGCCGGCGCGTAGACCAGGGCGCGGTCAGCCTCCGTGTCAATCACGGCAATCTTTCCGCCCGTGACGCGGACGATGCCGGTGGCCAGGCGAAGCGCACTTTTGGTCTTGCCACCACCCGATCCGCCACCCAGCGCGATCCAGGATGGAGCGGCAGAACGGACGGCCTTCTTCAGCTCGAAGGCCATGACTAGAAATCCACTCCGGGATTCGTTCCCATATCCGTGTCCATCTCCTCAGCCAGCTTGAACGCCGACACCTTCACCGGGTTGCCACCCGCGTAGCCAGGGAACACGCCAGTCCGCAGGCACTCTCCCCAAAGCCTCTTGGCGCGTCGCCAGCGACGTTCTCCGTACTCTTTGGCTTCTCCACCAAGCGGACGAACGTTCACGTCGTACGGCGCGGACGTTTCGCAGAAGGCCAGCTTGAACTCGACCCGTCCGGCCGCGTCTGGCCAGTTCGTTTCGATACCCTCGACATACGCGGCGACTTGCGTTGCATAGTCGTACGTGACCACCACGCGGTCGGTAGCGCCGTCGCTGGCCACGTCAACAGACTTCAGGTCGATGATGACAGCCGACGCCGCGTCAGGCGCGATGATCAAGTGATCGAGCTTCCCGCGGCATGGGACGCCGTCGGATTCCCAATCAACCTTGACTTGCGACTGACCTGACAGTTCGATGCCCTGCGCTTTCAGAGCCGTCTTCCATGCAGAAATGATCTTCTCGTACCCGGCGAGCTTCGCAGCCATGATCGGAATCTTCCCGTCCGCCGCAACTGCATCGCGGAACTCCTGCGCGGCCTTCGTCTTCCAATCCGTGGCCGGCTGGCCATCTGCCTTGACAACGCGGCACACGACAATCTCCGGGCCGACGCCCAGAAGGAGGCGATCCATAATCCGCCCGCGCTCCTTCGCGTCGCTGTCCTCGCTTTCAGCTGCCCCACCCAAGCGGTGATATTCCCACGCGGCTTTCGCGCTGCGCTCTAGTAGTATTTTTGCGCACGTCGGCGATAGCCGCGGAACCTCGGCGCCCCACGGCGTGGTCATTTGGCCGCCTCGCCTTCAAGGGCGATGTTCCCCGCCAACACGAACGCGCCCAGGATGTCGTATGCCTGGAACACGTCGAACGGCGTGTCCTTGGTGACGAGCTGTTCGATCTTCTTGTCACTCGACAGATCGCACCGCGTGCAGACGTTCATCCGCTTCCCGTCTCGCTCGATCACTAGCGCGGCCGGCCCTGCAAACGCCTCGCACCGGCATCCCCTGCGACACTCGCACTCTCCGAACGGGAAGCTCACTTGGCCGCCGCCTTCCGCGCCCGCGGCTTTTTGCCTGTGACCTCGAAAAACAGCCTGACGACCTCGGCCTTGCGCTCTTTGATCTCAGCCCGCCGTTCCTTCACGCCCGCCAGGTTCAACTCCAACGCCATCTCGGCAATCTTGAGCGCCCGTACGGCATCGGCGAGCGGGTCAGATGGGGCGGGCCCAGTGGAGGGCGTGGGCGTCCTGGCAGCCCGCTCCACGGCCATCTTTGCGACTTTGTCCTCAAGCGCGGCCGTCTCGTTGTCTCGCAGAATCAGGTCGCGGTTAAGCGTCGGGAAAGTTACGTCAGCCATGGTCGTGGTCTCCTTCGTTTCGACTACTTCGTTGCGCCGCTGATTCGGAGCAGCTTCGGACTCGCCAGCGCCCGATCCACCGGCGTTAGTCGCAAGTAAGCCCGCAGGGACATGGTCGTGCCAGTCGACTTGCGGTCTTGGCGAAACGATTTGCGGACGAACTTCATCATCGTGATCATGTTGGGTCTCCTTCAATTGGAATCGCTCGCCGTCGGCAAGCAGGATGGTTATCGGCATTGTCGGATCAGTAGTGGTAGTCGACCGTGACCACCAACCAGTCGGCGGTCGGGGTCGCCTTCTCGCGGAACTCATCTTGGTAGTCGCGGATCTTTTCGGCGTACTTCGCGAGGGCCGAGGTCACCGTCCCGTCCCAGTCGACTTTCATGAAATTGACGCCGTTCCATGCGTCGTCTTTGAGCATGAACTTTGCGTGAAGACCGGTGCCGTCGTATCGCGGTCCCGCGACGATGACGTGGCCACACTCCAACCCCGGCGGCAGATCACCCAGACGCATGACGTCGCCGTCGATAGCTCCGGCCAGCGGCCCGGCCTTCGCATACTGGTCGTTTGAGTGCGCAAACATCGGGCACGGTACGAACTTCTCTGAAGGGAACATCTCGTTCCACTTGTCGTCGACCTTTGCTCGCTGGGAATCCGGGGACAGCCGTTGCTTGCCTGCTCGCAGGCCGGACACCGTGAGCTTCTCGGCCGTCATCCACGCTTCGAATTCTTCGATCTTGGCCTTGTCAAACTTCGCCATGGCCTTCGTCCCAGCCCAGCGCCCGCCGATGACGTAGAAATCCCAGAACGCGTGCGAGTTGCGCTCGCCGTCCTCGTCCTTTCCGTTCTCGTCGAATGCTGCCATGACGGACGCGACGGCGGACGCCACGTCGTCGGTAGGCGGAATCACAATCTCGCAGTGGTAATGCATGGTGGTCTCCTAGTTTCCGGTCGTTCGTTGCCGTTGAATCCGCCGCACCGTCGCGGCCATGCCTCGTTTGATCCTCCACCAGCGCCACGCCCGAATGGCTCGCTGACAAGCCCATGCAGAGACATGGTGAGCGCCGACGCCGGCCAATAGGGCGAACGCGAAGAGAAAGACCATGTCGCCAGGCGCGTTCATCGTTCCACCGTCGGAATCGCGCCCACCAACTCGGGATGAACGTGGTCGAACCCCAAGAGAGTGGGCTCGTCGCGCCACGCGTCTCCCTCCAGCTGCCGCAGGTACCTCGTAATCGAGAGCGTGATGCCTTCCAGCTTGCCGGCTGAGAGACGTGGCAGCGGTGGCCATGCCTTGGGGGTCATTTCGCGCCATCGCGTTTATTGCTCGCCATGGCATCGGTGACACTCAGGTCCGCGGTTTCCATGGCACTGCTGACATCGACGCCTTTGATATCTCCGATGTCGATATCCGCGTACTCTTCCAGCATCGCCAACAGCGCGTCGTAATCCTCTTGGGACATCTCAACATCTGCGTATCCGGACAGTTCTAGCTTCACTCGCATGGTCATCCGCCGACCTTCGTCTCGGCGTCCTCGGACAGCTCGCGCGCTCCGTCGTCGACGCGACGCCAGGCGGACGACAACGCTACCTCGCGGTCGAACGCCGCTTCCAACTCGCGGCACGCGTTCCACCGTCGCGTGATTGCCGCAGCGATGGCGCTGATCGACTCGGTCGCGGGCTCGGGGGTTAGCGGGGTGAGCTTCATTTGCCGGCCTTCATGTCGGTGAGGATTTTGGTCGCGATGTTGGCGGACAAGATCAGCGTTTCGTCGCCGTACTTCTGCCGATAGGCGGCGGCGGCGTCGGCGGCGTAGGCGGCGTAGGCGGCGGCGGCGTAGGCGGCGTAGGCGTCGGCGGCGGCGTCGGCGTCGGCGGCGTAGGCGTAGGATCGCGCAGCTCTCGCAGAATCCTCCGTCCCCTCTGCCTCGCAACGCTTCGCCGCGTCTTCAAGCTTCACGCGTCGCAAGAACACCGGAACGACCTGTCGGATCGTCTCCTGCGTTAGGCGCGCCAAGAAGACCTTGCGGTCAAGCTCGTCGGTCCCCAACATCGCTAGACCAAGCTCGCGCAGTCCTTCCGCGCGGGCCTTCTTGGTCGACCACTTCGCGTCGTTGAGGCGAATCGCGAATCGCGCGGCCACCGGCAGCACGCAGGGCGACTCCGCAGCGTCGGACAACTCGCCACCGCATGCCAGGTTTAGGCATGCCATGATGCAGGCGCCGTGCTTCGCGTCCCCCAGACCCGATGGCAGTCCTTTGGCGATAAGTCTGTTGTACCGCTTCAGATCGAACGTGGGCGTGGTCATGTCATCTCCTTGTAGTCTCGGCCGTTGGCGCAACTGCAAGCGTCGCGCGGGAACTCGCACCCACCACACACGGGCGTGTCGGCATGCAGCCCGTCCGCGCGCTCGTCAGTGAACCGCATGCGCTTGCGTCGACGGTCTTCCCATTCCTGTTCGATGGCGGCGTCAATCTCGATGTCGCACATGTCTTCGATGGAGTGCATGTCGCCTTTCGTTGCGGGCCGTTCAACCAACCCGATGACCTGACATTACGCGACCGCTCGCGTGTCGTCAACACCATAAAACAACTATTTTCGAGGGGCGGTCGTTTTTTGTTTGGCGGCGCGTCCGGCCTGTAGCTTCGCCAGCTTGGCGGCGCGTTGACGCGGCGAGAGCTGCGCCCAGCCAGCGGCGGCGGCAGTCCGGGTGGCTTCGGTTCGCTCGGCTGGAGTCGAGCCGGCCCATCGGCGGCGACCGAGGGATACGGCGGCGGGGTTCTTGGTGGTCATCCCGACAAATTGCCATGCGACCGGTTGCGTGTCAATGGAAGACGTGGCAGAGTCGACGCGAGGTGAACGAATGGAAAGAAAGCCTAGCGACATGAGCGCCGCATACCCGACGCCGATGGAAACGATAGACGTCGGTGCGGAATCGCGTAAGTTATCCGCGAAGCTCTCCGCGTTTGTACGCGAAGACTCACTGACGCCATTTCAGGCAGCCCTCAAGGCGGACGCGGAGCGGCTGGCGGAACTGTGCCGGCAGCGAGACGGCATCACGGCATCGCTTCGGAAATCGGGGAAGCGGTACGAGCGCGGCCACCTCGACATCATCATCGTCGTCTACGAGGAGTGCGCCGCGCGTGGACGGACGTTCGGGGGTGGGTCGTGACCAACATGACCGATCGCGAGAAACAGATCGCAACCCGTCGCGCTGCCGGCGAGACCTGGGCGACCATCGGCGCTGCGCTCGGGCTCAGTGACACAGGCGCACGCAAGGCAGCTCGGCATCTCCAAGGCCTGCCAGGCAAGCGCCACCGTCCACAGCGCGCGGTCAGGAGCTTTGACCACACCCGCATCGAGACGCGAGCCCACGACCTCAAGGGCCGCTGCCCGAAGTGCCATCTGCTATACCCCGCAGACTGCGAGCCCGGCCGGTGCATGGCTAGGGTCCGGCCATGGGACCAGCTGGAAGCGATTCGCCGCCTGTTCGTTGCGATGAATCAGAACGAGGGGCGCCAGGACTACAACGACGGGCGACGGGAGACCGACAACCTGGCCCGACGGGCGCGGAACGAACGGCGCAAGCTGGATGCCGCGGTGGTATCGTCGAGCGATGAACCTGACGCCGGCTGAACTGTCCCGCATGCAGCGCCTGACCGCCGAGACGCGCGAGCGTGTGTGGCGGGTAATCGAGGACATGGCCGCCTTGGGCTTCGACGTCTTCGTGGGCAGCACCGCGCGCACTGCCGAAGAGACGGCCAAGGCGGTGGCGACCGGCCATTCGTCCAAGGACCAGAAGCATAGCTGGCACGAACTCGGGAGAGCGGCCGACCTTCGCCGGCGCAAGGCTGACGGTGGGATCAACTTCGACCAGGGTCCCGAGTCCGAGCCGTTCTGGCGTGCGCTGTACGAGGCCGCGACGAAGCATGGGGTCCGGTCGCTCGCATACCGTCCGGACGGCTCCAAGCTCATCCTGAACGGTTCCAAGGGGCCTATTTGGGACAGCGGGCACGTTGAGTATCGGCACCCATACAGCACGCTCGCCGAAGCGTGGGACGCTGAAGTGAGCGTGGACTAGTCTTCGACCTCAACCGACCCCGGCACCTCGACGTGCTGTATGACCTGCCACCCGCGGTCGGTCTGAGCGAACACGTACCCGCCGAACCTGGCGACCCGGTCCACTACCGCCGTGTCGGCGAAGATGGGCACGGGGTAGAGCGGTCGCGCTGATACCTCGCGGTGACGGTCGTTTCGCGGCTCGGACTTACGGCAATCGAACTGTGGCATGGCTGAACATCCAGACCGAGACGAAGAGCCCAGAGGCAAACATGAGCCTTCCCGCCTCTTTCACGACAGGATTGGACGCCAGGGCCCAGAGTAACAGGCCGATGACGAGCACCATGACGGGCAGGAGTGCGTAAAACATGCGCGGTTGGGCAGCAATCATCGGGCCTAGAGCCAGCGGATTGACCGGATGGTCATCGGGCGCAGGATGAAGCGGCCGAGCCAGAACGTGACGCGGGTGCGGTGCCAGGTCATCAGTTGCCCCTTCCGGCCGGCGCTTCCACCGGTTTGATCTGTGGCTTCTTGACCACGATGCTCAGAAACATGCTCAATTCGAAGAAGTCGAACCCGTATTCCGCCGCCTTGAGGCTGACCCAGCCCGACACATCGGCGAGGACATGGGGTTCTGAGGCGAACCGTACCCAGTCGTCCCACAGGTCCTCGGGGATGCTCTCGATGGTGCCGTTGTCCCGTATGTCGTTCATGGCTTGCCGCCCTTCGCCGCCTGTTCCATCAGGAACACGTTGTAAAGCGCGTCGTCAGCCTTGGTCCCGATGCGAGTTGGCGCAGGAAGCTTCTCGGTCGGCCGCGCCTTGACCCGCGGCGGCGCCTTGCGCTTCTCCATCTGGGCCTTTCGAGCTCTGTAACGCGCCTGGCGCTCTGCCCCGGTGTAGTCACGCTCCCGGTAGCGCATGAAGTTGAGCACGATGAATCCGCCCTCAACGCGCACCATCCGACGACCCTCGAACTCCTGCGACCGGCTCCCCTTCTCGGGCTCGGCCATGCGCCTCAGCGCCTCCCAGGCCTTGTCCTCTGGCATCTTGGACAGGTGGACGATTCCAGCCCCTGCGGCAGCTGCCAAACCGTACCACCCGGGAGGCACAACCCACGGCACCGGCTCCCCTGTGTCGATGTCCATTGTTGGCGTCGGGACGCGCAACTCCCTCGGCTCGGCCAGCAGCAACGCCGTCAAAAGCACGTTTCGCTGCACCACGTCTTGCCATGCCGTCGAGTTCAGCATCCCCGCGTCAAGCTTCACGAATCCTGCCATGTATCGAGCCCTCCGAAGGCCAGAATAACCCGTCACGCGTTACGTGACAAGAGATAACACATGCAGAAGCAGAAGCATATACAGAGGCGACGGCTGTCTCAGGGTATCTGCCGGCCCGCTCGGCAACCCTCGCCCGAACGCCCTGGGCCGGCCTCACCTCGGCCAAGAGCGCCGAGGGAGTTGGTGATTCGGATTGGGGATGCCTGACCTGTCCCAGAAGCGGGTTGCTCCGGCTTTGCTGTTACCCGTTGGGGCTTGGCGGGACCGAAGGGAGCGCCAGACGAGCATGTCGAGGAGGACGGGCGCCCTCGCCGTCGCGTGTTTGTCTGAGTCTGTCTCTGTCTGTAGCCGCGCAGCTGGCGTTCCGAGGGATTGCGACATACTGGCAGGACGTGACAGAATGGCACGGTGTCAACGCTCAATAGCCGCGATGTGGCTAGGATATTCGGGACTTCGCCGAGCAGGTTGACGGGATGGAAGAGCGTGAGGGCACGCGCTCTGTCTGCTGGTTTATCTTCACCCGTTCCGTACCACGGCATCCAACCACTGCTTGGTACTACGGACATCGAACTGCTGGCCACGATGCAGGTACCGCAGCGACTGGCACGCGTGGCTGCTCTGCGCATCGAGCGGCAGCGTGCGCGTGCAGCTGAGCGTGCGAGGCTTGCGCTTGACCTGCTGGAGGCTGGGAAACTGGCGTCACCAGGCAAGCGGTTCAGCATGCGTGACGCCGCATTGGCTCGCGCAGGAGCGACCAACGGGAGCGACATGGGGCCTGACAGCGAAAGCCCGGGAAACGCGAACCTGGCGCAAGCTGGTGAGCGAGGAGAGGTGCTGGACAAGAGGCGGCTGCGTGGGGCTGAGAGGGCGCGGGTGTTTGCTGAGCTGCGGGCGAGAAGGGAGGCGAGGGAGGTA